AATGATAAGAGATGTTACAGGATTAAACGAGGCGAGAGATGGTTCTGCTCCAGCTAAAGATGCACTCGTAGGACTTCAAAAGATGGCCGCTAATCAATCCAATGTAGCAACAAGACATATACTTCAAGCAAGTTGTTATTTAACGCTTAGAGCCTGCGAAAATATATCTATGAGAATTGCTGATTCCTTACAGTTTGCTTTAACGGCTAACTCTCTTAAGAACAGTATTACTATTTTTAATGTAGAAACATTAAAAGAAATATCTAATTTAAATTTACATGACTTTGGAATATTTTTTGAGTTAGAGCCTGATGATGAGGAGAAAGCGCAATTAGAGCAGAACATTCGAGATGCTTTAAAGATGGGAGGAATAAACCTTGAGGACGCTATTGACATAAGGAGGATAAAAAATCTTCAACTTGCAAATGAAATGCTTAAGGATAAAACAAAAAAGAAAATTCAACAAGCACAACAAGCACAACAAGCAAATATACAAGCTCAAAGTCAAGCTAATGCACAAGCATCTGAAGCTGCTGCAATGGCTGAAACTCAAAAGCAACAAGTAATAACAGCAGAAAAAATTAGTATTGAGCAAGCTAAATCTCAGTTTGAAATAGAAAGAATGCAAGCAGAGGCTGAAATAAAAAGAGGTCTTATGTCTGAAGAGTTTAACTTTAATATGAAACTAGCTCAGATTAGAGCAAATGCTGAAATTTCAAAAGAACAAGATATTGAAGATAGAAAAGATAAAAGAATAAAAATACAAGGGACTCAGCAATCTGAACTGATTGACCAAAGAAAAAATAACTTATTACCGAAAAACTTTGAAAGTTCAGGTAATGATGTATTAGGGGGAATTGGATTAGACGAGTTTAACCCAAAATAAATAGAATTTTTTAATTTATATTATATTATATTATGTCAGAAGAAGTAAAACAAGAAGGAGACTTTAAAATAAAAAGTAAACCTAAAATGAAAAAGTTTAATAAGGAAACCGAAACTATTAAAGTGGATTTATCCGATAATAAAAAAGTTGAGGAAGAAGTTATTAAAGTTAACTTAAAAGAAGAAGATGCCAATAAAAAGCAAGAAGCAACAAACGTGGCTACAGATAAACCAGCCGAAATTGTACCAGAAGTGGAAGCAGAAGTATCATCAGGGGAAAGCCCCGTTCAAAATGAGGGGTTTGCTGGCATCCAAGAAATAACTGGAGAAGAAGTAAAAGAAGAAGTAATAGAAGTTACTAAAGAAATAAAGGAAGCAATTAGAGATGAACGTGTTTCAGGAAAGCCACTTCCTGAAAATATTGAAAAACTTGTTTTATTTATGGAAGAAACAGGTGGCAATGTTGAAGACTATGTTAGATTAAATGCTGACTACAGTAATGCAAATAAAGATACATTATTAAAAGAGTACTATAAAAAAAGTAAACCGCATCTTGATGATGACGAGATTAATTTCCTTTTAGAAGATAAATTTTCGTATGACGAAGACTTAGATGAAGAAAGAGATATACGCAAGAAAAAGCTTGCGTTCAAAGAAGAGGTTCAAGAAGCCAAAAACTTTTTAGAAGACTTGAAGGGTAAATATTACGATGAGATTAAGTTAAGACCAGGCGTAACCCAAGAGCAACAAAAAGCAACGGAGTTCTTTAACCGATACAACGAAGAGAAAAGCTTAAAGAGCCAAAAGCACGACAGGTTTAAAAAGGCTACATCTGAAATGTTCAACAACGACTTCAAAGGTTTTGATTTCGAGGTTGGAGAAAAAAAATTCAGGTATGGTGTTAATAATCCAACAAGTCTTGCTGACAAACAATCTGAACTTTCTAACATAATCGGGAAGTTCCTGAATAACAAGGGAGAAATTTCAGACCACAAAGGTTACCACAAAGCTATGTATGCTGCGTCTAACGTAGACAAGATTGCAGGTCACTTTTATGAGCAAGGTAAAGCCGATGCTGTTAAGGAGGTTGTGAATGGTTCAAAGAATCTATCAGACCAACCGAGGCAGACTTCTGGTGATAGCGTGTTTATAAATGGGATTAGAGTTAAGTCTGTAAGCGGAGCGGACTCTTCAAAATTAAAAATTAAAAAAACAAACTTTAAAAATTAAAAAAAAATGGGACAATTTATTCCAAGCTCAAAGGACCCTCTAGGGGACTTTAATTTAAGTCCGATGCCTACTAAAAGTGCATCACCTTTTAATTACATTGATTTTACTGGAGAAACAGGTGGAAACTTTGCACAACAATACCTACCAGAGATTTACGAAGCTGAAGTAGAGCGATACGGAAACAGAACTCTATCAGGATTTTTAAGAATGGTAGGTGCTGAAATGCCAATGACTTCTGACCAAGTTGTATGGTCTGAGCAAAACAGATTGCATATTGGGTATAAACTAGCTACTGTTACGGTAGCAACTGGCGTTATTGCTTTACCAACGAATGGTGACGATGGAAAGGCTACTAAAAATGCTATCAGAGCAAAAAATACTATTGTATTACAAGCTACTGCTGGTACAGGTGTAGGGACAACTATTACTGCTTATGTTAGTGTTGTTGATGGACTTAACGTAACTGTTCTTCCTTATACTGCTGCTAATTTAGCAGGTGCTGGATTTGCAGATGACTCAATATTTAGCTTATTTGTTTATGGTTCTGAATTTGCTAAAGGAACAAATGGAATGACAGGTTCTTTAGAAGCTTCTTTCACTCAGTTTAGCAACAAGCCAATTATCATTAAGGACAATTATGAAATTAATGGTTCTGATGCTGCACAAATTGGATGGGTTGAAGTTGCTGCTGAAGACGGAACAAACGGATACTTATGGTATTTGAAGTCTGAAGGAGAAACAAGATTACGTTTCCAAGATTACTTAGAGATGGCAATGGTAGAAGGTGAGCTTGCTACAAACGCTGCTGTTAAGACTGCTGTAGGAAATCAAGATTCTGCTGGTACTGAAGGTCTTTTTGCTGCTATTACTGCAAGAGGTAACGTATACCAAAACTATGCAAGTGGTGCTGGTAAAGATGGTGCTGGACAAAGAAGTGCTTTAGCTGACTTTGATTTAATTCTTCAAAATCTTGACAAGCAAGGAGCTATTGAAGAGAATATGTTATTCTTAGACAGAGCTACTGCTTTAGACTTTGATGATATGTTAGCTGCACAAAATTCTTACGGAGCGGGTGGTACATCTTACGGTGTATTTGAAAACTCTGCGGAAATGGCATTGAACTTAGGATTTGACGGTTTCAGAAGAGGTTCTTATGACTTCTACAAGACTGACTGGAAATACTTAAACGATGCTACGACTCGTGGTTTAGTTGACAATATTGAAGGTGTATTAGTTCCTGCTGGAACAAGTACAGTGTACGACCAAATGTTAGGTACTAACATCAGACGACCATTCTTACACGTACGTTACAGAGCTTCTGAAGCTGACGATAGAAGAATGAAGTCTTGGATTACAGGTTCTGTAGGTGGTGCTGCAACTAGTGATGAGGATGTAATGAGAGTTAACTTTTTATCTGAAAGATGTTTAGTTACTCAAGCTGCTAACAACTTTGTGTTATTCACAAAATCTGCATCATAACAGCAATCAATTATTACTTGGGGTCGCAAATTGCGGCTCCAAGTTTTATTTATTTTTTTTATTAAATTTTATTATATTATGGCTACAAAAGCAAAAGAAAAGACTACCGAAAATTGGGAGTCTAAAGACAGGTTGTACTACCTTAAAAATGGGGTATCACCATTGACATTTACATTATCAAGCAAGCATTCACAAAGACATCCATTGATGTATTTTGATGAGGAATTAGGTTATGAAAGAGAGCTTAGGTATGCAACAAACCAAGTATCTCCATTTGTTGATAAGCAAACAGGGCCAGCAACATTAGCGCACATTGTTTTTCACAACGGGGTGTTGATGGTTCCTAAACAAAAACAAAATTTACAAAAACTTTTATCATTATATCACCCTCTAAGAAAAAATTTATATGCAGAGCAAGACGAAGTTGCTGAAGCAGTAAACCAGTTAGAAGATATTGAACTGGAAATTGAAGCATTAAATTTAGCTTTACAATTAGATGTTGACCACGCTGAGGCAATATTAAGAACTGAATTAGGTAGTGCTGTATCTAAAATGAACAGTAAAGAACTTAAACGAGATTTAATGCTACTTGCTAAAAGCAATCCAGCGTTGTTTATAAGTCTTGCACACGATGAAAACGTGGAGCTTAGAAGCTTTGGTATTAGAGCAGCGGAATCAGGGATTATTATATTGTCTTCTGACCAAAAAACATTCAAGTGGGCCACTAACGGCAAAAAGTTAATGGAAGTTCCATTTGACGAACATCCATACTCAGCATTAGCTAGTTGGTTTAAAACTGACGAGGGGATGTTAGTATACAAAAGTATAGAGAAAAAATTCTCTTAATATGTAACTATATTTACAGGGGTAGGTCAACTTCGGTTGGCCTATTTTTGTAAATAAAACAAAACATCAATATGGCAATAAATATAAATACGGTATATAAGACTGTGTTGCTAATACTTAACAAAGAGGAAAGAGGCTACGTTACTCCAGATGAGTTTAATAGAATTTCTAATCAAGTTCAATTAGAAATATTTGAACAATACGGAGATGACTTAAACCAACAGTTAAGAGTTCCTCAAAGCGATACAGATTACGCAGACAGGATTGCTAATATTGATGAAAAGATTTCAATATTTAAAACATTTGGTGGCACAACGTATAATGCAAATGTTCCATCTGACACATACTTTGAATTAAAAGAAGCGGGCAATGACTTGCCAATTTACAGACTAGGGACTGTAACGTACAAAGACCAAGTAGAACTACAAAGACTTCAAAGAATGGAGTTCTACAACATTCAAAAATCTCCTCTAACAAAATCTACAGAATCATTTCCAACGTACTTACTTGAGAACAATAGGCTTTATGTAAAGCCAAGCACAATAACATCTTTAATAGGTGTTAGTTACTTAAGAATACCTTCTGAACCTAGATGGGGATACTATGTTGGCAGTGTTGGGCAATACATATACGACAGTAATGCTTATAACATAACATCTATAAATACAGGACCTAACTCACTAATAAACAGTTTAATTAGTGGTGTTTCAGATTATCCTACAGATGGAATTTATAGAGGAATTGTTAATTCAACTGCTGGATGGAACTCTTTTGGCCCAGGGTCTGGGTTAGATATTTCAATTACAATATCAAATGGGACTGTTTTAAGTATAGGAGTTAATGCACCAGGAATAAACTACCTTCCAGCAGGAGGTCAACAAATAACTGTATCAGGTTCCGTGTTTAAGAACTCAGCACCATTTCCTGGTTCTGTTGAAATACTTTTACAGGAATCAGACTTTAATGGTAACAGTACATATGGCTCTACCCAAATTGAACTTGATGTTTCAGAGCAAACTAACTTTATACTTAGAACATTGTTTTATTTTGGTGTTGTTATAAAAGACCCACAGATTATACAGGTTGCTGCAAGCCAAGTACAAAGAGATGAAATAAACGAAAAAAGCTAATAATATATGTCAAATCCAAATGGTGGTTTAATCACCGAAACTAATGCACAATACTACGCTGGACAGCAGTCTTTTGTTGGGGATGGAAGTACACGAATTTTCGTATCTACATTTAATACTAATTTAATTGCAACAGTAACAGGTGTCTCTAATACAAACTTTTCTGTAACAGTTAATGGAACTCTTGTAACTGATTATACCTTATCTGCAACAGATACAATTACATTTACGGTAGCACCTATTAATAATGCAGAGATTATTATTAATCTTATAGAGACTGCAATAGAAGGAAATTACGGAGGGTATCAGTACACATCATTGAATGATGTTATTAATAACTTTATGGTTGCTTACGTTGGTGCAGGTAAACTTATACTAAGTGCTAAGAGAACTGACATAATATTTCACGCAAAACGTGGGATGCAAGAATTTAGTTATGACACATTAAGAACTATTAAGTCTCAAGAGCTAACCATATCTCCAAGTCTAACTGCGGTTATACCGCAAGACTATGTAAATTACGTTAGATTATCTTGGATTGATGATTCGGGGGTAAAAAGAATCATATACCCAAACACAAACCTTACGATAAACCCAGCACAAGCTCCTGAGCAAGATTCAACAGGACAGATAGTTCAAGACAACTTGGAAGAGAACGTAGGTACAGACCCACCACAAACAGTGGAAAGATGGAGAACTGCTGACGATAAAAAAATAACAGGACTATTTAATGCAGGCTCTGTTGATGCAGGGCTTGACATTGATGGTATTAATATTGGTAGCCTATATTGGGGAGGAGCTTATGGGCAAAGATATGGCTTAGACCCTGTTTTAACTCAAAGTAA